TACTTACGCTGGTGCATATGCTTGTTACGGGTTACTAACTCGTCCCATGTCTCACGCCTCTGTAAGGTTGGGATGTACTTAGCATACTTAGAGAATACTGTAATGTCGCTAAGTATCTTGTTCGATGTTTCCATAATCTTTCCTGTTAATTTATAGGGCTGTATAGTTATACTGATTAATCACTAAATGTCAAGCCCTATTTACTGTTAGTTTGCTATTAAGAATGTAAAGGTTAGCAGTAAGAATCCTACTGTGACTGCAGAGTCCACTACTTCATTTCCTTACGTAACATCTTCATATACTCTGCCATGTCTTTCTCGTATGTGTACCTAAAGTTGTTCTCTTCTAGCCAGTCTTCCATGCAGCGCCTTGAGCCATCCTTCCGCTTCTGCGCTCCGGGTAATGCTACACACTCTGAGTGAAGTACAAAGATGATTTCATTGAAGAGGTTAGACCTACGTACATGGATGTACTTATCCATCTCATGCCGTGTTCTGAATCGTCCCTTAACTTCAAACCATATATCTCCCATCACTCCGTCTGGCGTGTAGTTCCGATGCTCAAGCACTTCGTATGGTACTTTGATTGGCTCATACGATACATCCTTCATTGCACCGCCAGCGAACAACCTAAACTCTAACCATGAACGATAGGGCTTAGGCTGGTCACGGTTCATTACGAGGTAATCACTCCATGATTCGTATGGCTTAGGAGGCTTAGCTACACAGTTCATACCGCATGTCTTACCTAGGATACTAGGTGTTACCTTACGTGCCTTAGGCTTAAATTTCTTCTTACCATAGCCCCAACTCATAGGCATTCCAGTAACTTATTCAGATACCATTTCGCTTTCTCAATGTTAGTACGTACTTCCTGCTTCCTGTTTGCCCTCCATGTGTACTTGATGTTGTTACCTTTACAGAATCCTTGGAACTCCTCCTCTGTTAGTGCTGCTTGGATAGCATCAATACATTCAATGTCACCCACACCATCCGACTTGTAATGGTTAGGATGGTTAACCAAGTCCTCTAGTACATCATCTAAGTTACCTACGTTGAAGTTCTCCTCTACCCTACTCTGTGTAGCTCTGCTTGATTTTTCATAATCTAACATATTACCATCCTTATCTCTGTCTCTACATTCAGGGCATAACGCCCTACTAATACCCATATAAGCCCCACAGGTAGTACAGTCATAGTGCATCAGTCAACCTCCTCTGCTATGTCCATGATCTTACCAAGGGACTGAGCAATATTACCTACGTGCTTTACTACTGACTTCTGTTCAGACTTCCAATCTCTTACTGCCTGTGCGAAGTTATTCTTGCTAGTGAATGTTGCAATCCAATAGTCTTTTAGTTCTACCTCTGTGTGTAGATGGGCTATGATTTCTTCTAAGTCTTCTATCCTCCGCTGTTGTCCTTTACTCATTAACCTTCTCCTTCACATTTAGTGTTGAAGTCTAGTGTAATAACATTACCTGACATACCTGTTATCTTACTCTTTGGCTGTACCTTAGGCTCTTCTTTGTCAGCAGTATCCAAGTCTTCCACCATACTGTTGGTGTACTCTTCTAGTGCATCATCAAAGTCTTCATTCTCCATACAGAACTGAACCATTGCTGCCATCTTGTATGCTAAGAACATTAACTGAGAGTGGGTATCATCGTCAATCTCAGGCATGATATTACTAAACACTGACACTTGAATGTCACCCTCCCACTCTTCATCGTGTAGTACGGGGCGCATGATTACACCGAAGTCATTCTCTGTCATATCAACCATCCTATGCTGCCTCTTCTATGTGAATGTAGTTAACCATTGCAGGTACTTTAGCCTTTGAAGGTATTGAAGGTTTCTCAACTAAGGTATCCCAGCATGAGTACTTGTGTTGGCAGAAGCCACACTCAATGCCTAAGATTAGGTTACCTGTCCTGACCTTACGGAAGGACTCTTCAATAGGTTTGTAGCATCGTTCAAAGGGTGCATCATCTGTTACCTTATCACAGACTTCTTCAAGGATAGCTAACTCAGCTTCCATGTCTATGCCTTCGGCAGTGATGAATTTGAACTGTCCATTAGCCTTGTTGATTACTATCCAACCACCTGCCTTTAAGTCTAATGCTCTACTATACCCTACTAGCTGTCCGATATATCCAAACGGATCACCTTCTTTAAGCTTAGCAAAGTCAACCCACTTGTTAGTATAAGCCCAAGGACTACATGATTTAATATCCCACACTGCACCGTCAATGATAAGGTCAGGTGTTCCATTAATCGTATGCTTACCTATGGTTAACTTAAGGTGTTCACCATCCTGCCACACTACCCCAGCTTCAGTGAGGATACCTTTCATGATTGCTTCTACAAGATCTCCTAGGATCATGTTGATTAAGAAGCTGTTTGGAAAGGGGAGTTTCTTCTCAGGCGCATTCTTGTCAAACCATAGCTGACAATACTTACGTCCTATGTTAGACATGCGTAACCTGAAGTCAGGGTTGCGAGAGTCTACCAATTGTTTCTCTAGTGCTACCTCTACATCTTTAACCATGCTGGTAAGAACAGGGCGGCTCATGCCACCCGTCCCTGCCACTACACTATTAAGATATTGTTGTACCATTAATTCGTGTATGTTCATGTTTACTCCACATCAATGAACTCGTTAACTAACTCTTCATCAGCCTCATTTAAGGATGCCACTGCCTTAGTGGTAAACTCTGAGTTGATGTAATCATTATACTGTGTGATCCATTCAGAACTAGCACGATGCATTTCAAGTACATGCTCAGTGATAGATAAGTCTGAAGAGTAATCAACAGATACATTAGGTACAAAGTAAGACTGACCATTGTTCATCTCACGTTCATCAGTACCTAGGTTAACATTGAACTGAATGAATGAACGGTTACGTCTAGCAATCTCCTTGAATGCATCACCGAAGGACTTGAAGGCCTCACGGTTGTCTACTTCCCAGATGAATGGTGTAGTACTCACCTCAATTGACTCGCCCTTTTCATCTGTAGGATCAAGCATATCTACCTCACCAAACAAAGCACGTACACGCTTGATTGACTTGATTAGATCTTGCATTTCCTTAGGTAGAGAAGCCCAGTCTTCAATGTACCCTGCTGCTTTACCACAGTTAAACCCTCCATCGGTATCCTTAAGATCCGAGTTAAGGTTATCAGCCATTAGCGTCTTAACATAGCGGCTGTTCTTACCTGAAGGGTCACTGATGTAACGCTTATGCATAAAGGATTGCATGAAGAATCGCACCTTTACTTCCTTTGCGTAAGCCATTGTGCCGTCTGCTTGTTCCAAACGATACTGTCCTGCGTCTACAACCTCCATCTTCTTCTTCTTACCAGCCACTTCAATGACACCCATCAATGGGGTATGCCACAAGCGTAGTCGGGCAAGCTTATTCTTTGAACCTGAACCTCCCTGCTCACTGGACATACCTGTTAGGCGCATCAACTCTTCTTGACTTACTTGATTTAAAGCTACTTCACTCATACTATACTTCCTTTCTATTAAATTCTTTATTAACAATCTACTTGGTCTAACCAATTATTACCCATCTTAGCTTCAAGAGATAGAGGTAAGTTGAAATCAATATCCCACAGTGCATTTACTGTGCTTACTAATTTACTCTCCACCTCCACTACAACGTCAATCATAGCTTGCTGCTCGTCAGGGTGTACATCTGATACCATACTATCATGAACTGTATTAACAATGCAACTCCTCAGGTTCTTACCTCGCATAACCTTTTCCATCATCAGCATTGCTACAGGTACAATGTCTGCGGTGGCGAAGGATTGCACAGGGTAGTTCTTAATCTTAGTAAAGTTGGTAACAGTACCATCCCTACGCCTTGCCACATCTGGGAAGCTGAACTGCCGCCCCGAAGGTGTGGTAATCTTACGCTCGGATAGAGCCTCTGTTGCTAACTTTCTATGCCATGCTGCGATACCCCTATACTTTTCCATGAAGTGACTGTAATACTCTGCCTCAGGTGGTGTTCGACCATAACCAGACGCACCATACAATGGAGCAAAGGTATGTTCCTTCGCTGCCTGTCGTGCTATAGGCTGGCCTGCTGCGGCAATGATGTCTGCTGTGTACTGATGTACGTCAAACCCTTCTAGTACCTCCTTGATTGCTAGTTTATCTTGAGATAGGTAGGCTGCTACTCGGAACTCTAACTGCCCAAAGTCTGCCTCCATTATCTTGCCACCATTCCAACGAGATATGAACACTCGCTTAACAGGGAAGGTGCTACCTCTAGGCATGTTCTGCATGTTGGGATCTCTCCCTGACATACGCCCTGTTGCAGCTACATGCTGAGTTAACTTCACATGAAGCATACCATCTGCCTTAGTGAACTTCTCAATGCCACCCACGAAGGAAGACAAGTAAGACTCTACAGCGTTCAACCTACGTAGCTTAGCAAGGAAGTCTCCCTCACGGATCATGCCCTTACTACGTGCTCTTGCCTCAAGTGTTTCAAGGATACCCTTACCTGTACTGAAGCCACTAGCACTAGCCCATGTAGCCTTAGGAGGTGTGAACTTAAGCCCAGCTAACTCCTTAGTATTGATAAGCTTATACCCTAGCTTGTTACAGTCTTGGCATATGTTCTTGTTCTTGTACGGCTTGTTCTTAACAGTATACTTCTGCACCATACCCGTACCTTCACAAGGCTTACACTGAACTGCCTTAGTCTTGAACACTGCCCGTGTCTGTGTATTCATAGCCTTCTTGAATTGAGGATCGGACATAAACGGGTTAATGTTTACTGCCCACATCTTCTTATCAATAGGCTTACGAGAGAAGATCAAGGATGATAGTTGTTCAGGGGAGTTAATGTTGATTGGTGTAGCACCCATTAGCTCCTCTACAAACTCCATCAGTTCTTCACTAAGCTTAGCCTTCTCCTCTACATACTCAGTCTTTACTTTGTTTAACTCTGCTAAGTCTACCTTGATACCTCTTGAGTAGATCAAAGCTAACTCGTAGCAGGTATCCATAGTAAGATCTAGTACTGACTGCATACTTTTGTTCTCACTGTTGGCAAACCTAGCCATCTGTTTCTTATAGACACCCAGTGTAGAGCGTAGGTCATACCGTAGGTACTCGTCTAACTCGTCAAAGGGAATATCCTTCGTAGATGTACCAGACTTCCAGTAGTCTGACATAGTATCCAGCTTCTGCTCCTCCAGTTCATACTGTGCTGATACAAAGGCTAAGTTAAGTGGAGAGGTAATACCTTTATTGAGTATGTACTCCCCTAACATGGTGTCATATATCTTTCCGTCATACACGAACCCACATTCCCATATCCACGTTAAGTCATACGCTGCATTGTGACACACGAGCAGGGTGGTAGAGTCTAGGATATCCTGCGTAATTACTCCTCCATCTACTGTTGGTGGTTTGTCAGAGTGAGTGAAGGTTACTACAGTCTCCTCATCCTCTGCCAGCATACCAATCATTACCAACTCATTCTCTGCCTCGAAAGGATCGAAGTGTTGCTTACCATCCCTCTTGGTAGTGGTGTTCTCTACATCCAATACAGTAATCATAACTGCCCCCTAATATATTTAATTGCTCTCTGCATTCGTGGAACATCATCATTGAAGCAGCCCAGTGCTCTGTTGCAAC